AATAACAATGTGGTGACCATTTGTTCAAGATGTGGTGACGGTTTTTGAGCAATCTTGAACAGCCGTAACGGTTGATTTTACTAGTGTTGAGTGTTATTGTTCAAGATGTTCAACATTTTTCCTTATTTCTGAATAATTTTAAAAAAGTTTATATATTACAAAAATCAAAAATATATAAATATAGGGGAAAATGTTGAACATCTTGAACAAAATTTTTGTAAGTGTTGAATTTACTAATGTTGAAGGTGTTCAAGATTGTAAAAAAATGGTCACCAAATGGTCACCACATCTTGAACAACGGTTTTTATAAGAGGTGAATGAATGAATATAAATAAATATTTAATGCAGATTCGATTTTTAAATCGTAAGATTCGTAGACTGAGAGCCGATATAGAAATATTAAGAGAACATTGTGATTCGTGTGCTATCGAACTTGACCCGAATAAAGTTCAGAAATCCCGAAATTTTTCAAACCCGATTGATTATGTGATTGATAAGGAACGAGAACTTAATGATGCGATTCGTGAAGTTGATAATAAGCGTAGCGAGATTATTAAGATGATTGAACTGATTGATAATGCGAAGGCTTATGAGGTTGTCTATATGTACTATGTTCAAGAGTATGAGATGAAAACGATATGTGAGATTCTTGATATTACGTATTCATGGGGTTATAAACTTAAAAAGATAGGAATAGACACAATAAGACAAAAAACTACACAATTAGATTGTTGACACCAAGGCTTGACAGCTGATATGATAAAATAGTAAATTAGATAGTTTAAGAACTGCCAAAAGTGGCGGTTCTTTTTTCGTTTTTGAGGTGGATTAAGTATGACGAATAAACAAAAGAGATTCATTGAAGAATATTTGATTGACTTCAATGCGACACAATCAGCAATTAGAGCGGGTTATTCGGTTGATACGGCTTATCAGAGTGGAGCCGAAAACCTCAAAAAACCTCAAATAAAAAGTAAGATTGAAAAAGCACTTGCGGAACGTTCGAGAAGAACGGGAATTACACAAGATAGAGTTATACAGGAACTAGCAAGGGTTGCTTTTGTTAACTTCAATGATGTTGTTGATGAGAACGGAGAAATTAAGACTGATGCTAGTGCTGATGACTTGGCATGTATTGAATCATACAAGGTGGAGAACGGGGATTCAATCAACGGTAGGTCAAGTAAACGTGAAGTTAAGCTTGCTAGTAAGCTGAAAGCCCTTGAACTACTCGGTAAACATCTTGGTATGTTTAGTGATAAGTTCGATGTGAACATGAATTTACCCGTGATCATATCGGGAGAAGATGAACTTGAAGAATAGAAGCAAGGGGAATCGGAAAGCACAGAGGAAGCGAAGAAAAGAGCGGTTGAAAAACAAACCGCCAAAGTGTAAGCACAAAGTTCAACTAATTGATGGTAACTTTACATATTACCCCGTTGCATATTGCAAGTATCATCAAGCGTTCATGACTGAGGGATTAATGACAACACACAGATGTGTGAAACGTAAATGTAAGAGGTTGATTCATGGAGATTTATTTACCAAAAGTTGTTGGTAAGGGATATAAAGACTTTTGGAACTTCAAGGGAAGATATAGAGTTGTCAAGGGTTCGAGAGCATCGAAGAAATCAAAGACAACCGCATTGTGGTATATCTACAACATGATGAAGTATCCCGAAGCTAATCTATTAGTTGTTCGAAAGACTTATAGAACACTCAAAGAATCATGCTATACCGAACTTAAATGGGCGGTTAATAGATTGGGTGTTGCTAGGCATTGGGATTTTAAAGAATCCCCACTACAAGCAACTTACAAGCCTACAGGGCAGAAGATATATTTCAGAGGACTTGACGATTCATTAAAGGTTACATCGGTAACCGTTGAACACGGTTATTTGTGTTGGATGTGGATTGAAGAAGCCTATGAGGTGATGCATAAAGAGGATTTCGATACGATAGACGAATCTATACGTGGTGAAGTTCCCGATAACCTCTTCAAGCAAGTAACTATCACATTCAACCCTTGGAATGAACGCCATTGGCTGAAATCAACGTTCTTTGATAATAATGTGTGTGATGATGATGATATATTAGCTATCACCACTAACTATTTATGTAATGAGTGGCTAGATAAATCTGATGAAAAGCTGTTCGAGCGAATGAGGGTCAACAATCCTAGAAGATATCGAACTGCTGGACTCGGTGAATGGGGTAGCGTTGAGGGTGTTGTATATGAGAACTGGAAGGAACAAGAATTCAAGTTCGTTACACAAGCCGAATACGATGCTGGGGAAGATGGAATAATATCCGATAATCTGAAACCAGCGTTCGGACTTGACTATGGATATACAAATGACCCGTCAGCGTTATTTGCGAGCATGCTTGATTTAGAAAATCACAAAATATATGTGTTCGATGAGTTCTACAAGAAGGGTTTATCAAACAATAAAATCTATAATGAAATTGTCAATATGGGATATGCGAAGGAACGGATAACCGCTGATAGTTCAGAACCTAAATCAAATGATGAGTTAAAGAGTTATGGACTACATGTTAAGGGTGCTAAAAAGGGTAAAGATTCCGTTAACAACGGTATTCAATGGATTCAGAACTTTGAAATCATCGTACATCCTAGATGTGTTAACTTCATTACTGAGATATCTAACTATACATGGGCAAAAGATAAGTTTGGTAATCAAACTAACACACCGATTGATGATTTCAATCACCTTATGGATGCTATGAGGTACGGACTGGAGAAATATATTAATTCACGAAAAGGTTGGTTGATATGAGGTTTAAGGCTAATAATCTAACTTGGAATATTGATTTTGTTAATGAAGATAAATCATTAATGAACAGCGATAACGGGATGTATTTCGGCTTAACAGAATATCAATCACAAAAGATATCAATACGAACTGGATTGAGTAAAGAAATGACACGGGAAACAGTGATACATGAACTTGTACATTGTTTTCTTTTTTCGTTTGGTGTATGTGGATTCACGAGTTTGAATGAAGAACAGGTATGTAATTTCGTAGGCTCACATCTTGATAAGATTTATGAAATTACAGAGAAGTTCATGAAGGGGTAATAATGCTAACAGAACAGGAAATAAGGTATTTCATATCTGATGATGGTGGCTCACAGCGTAAGAGGAAATCGAGAGAAGCACAACGATATTACGAGGGTGAACATGATATCCTAAACTATCGTATGTTCTATTACAATTCAGATGGCGAGTTGGTTGAGGATACAACAAGAAGTAATATCAAGATTTCACATCCGTTCTTTACTGAACTTGTAGACCAGCAAGTTCAATATATGTTAAGTGGTGATGATTCATTCGTTCGTTCAGATGTTGAGGGGTTACAGTCAAAACTTGATGAATACTTTGATGAAGATTTCAAGGCTGAGTTGACAGACCTATTGACGGGAACAATCACGAAGGGATTCGACTATCTATTCGCATATCAGAACCAACATGATAGATTAGCGTTCCAATATGCTGATAGTCTTGGTGTAATCGAAGTTCGTGCAAAAGATACAGATGATAACTGTAATTATGTTATCTATTGGTATATCGACCGAATCGCAAAGAATAATGAGGTAATCAAGCGAATTCAAGTATGGGATGATGAGAAAACAACATATTACGTTCAGAACGATGAAGGGGGTATTGATTTAGATGAAAGTGTTGATATTAATCCACGCCCTCACGTTATTTACGAGCGTGATAACAGTTTATATTATAAACCGTTTGGTTTTATTCCGTTCTTCAGGCTCGATAATAACAAGAAGCAAATATCGAATCTTAAAGCGATTAAGGGTATTATCGATGATTACGATATCATGTCTTGCGGTTTGTCAAATAATCTTGCTGATTTCGACCATCCGTTACATGTTGTAAGAGGTTTCGAGGGTGATAACCTAGATGAGTTATCGCAGAACTTAAAGACGAAGAAAACCATCGGGGTTGATTCCGAAGGCGGTGTGGAAGTTCATACGGTGGATATTCCATATCAAGCGAGATTGACCAAGATGGAACAGGATGAGAAGAACATCTATCGATTCGGTATGGGGTTCAACTCGGCTCAGATTGGTGATGGTAACATAACTAATATCGTTATTAAGTCAAGATATGCACTACTTGATTTGAAGTGTAATAAGCTTGAAATTAAGCTTAAACAGTTCTTGAAAAAGATTGTTAAAGTTGTTATTGACGAGATCAACAAGAAAAACAATTCAGCGTATAAAGTTGAAGATGTATGGTTTGATTTTAAACGTGAAGTTATGACAAACGCATCAGATAATGCACAGATTTACAAGACTGAAGCGGAAACTAAGCAGATTGAAATCAACACAATACTTGGATTGCATGGGGTTATCGATGATAAGAATGTTATTAAATCGATATGTGATGTTCTTGAACTCGATTATGAGGAAGTAAAGAATAACATCCCCGATGAGTTCGAAGATGACCCGTTGAAGGTTTTAGGCGATGAATAAATGGGAACGAGAAATCACAAAATACCAACTCGAAGATGAGAAGCGAACAATCGCAGAGTTGAAAGCGGTGTATGCGAAGGCTAGAGATGATTTGAAAGCACGTATCGAAGAACTTGGTGTACGATATGATGAAACTGGGTTAGAATCCGTTATATATCAAAAGAAGTACCAAGAAGCAATTAAATCACAAGTTGACGGTGCGTTAAATCAGTTACTGAGTAAAGAATACACCACTATTGATGATTTCTTAAAAGATAGCTATAACAACGGATTTGTAGGCAATATGTATTTGTTACACCAACAGAAGATACCATTGGCAATACCGATTGATAACAAGTCCGTTGTTAAAGCCTTACAAACTGATTCAAAGTTATCAAGGCGATATTATAAGGGTAATCCGTTAAGAAATCGTGTGAACGAGAACGTTGACTTGTTAAAAACTCGTGTGAGGTCTAATCTATCACGTGGAATCGCACAAGGTCAATCATGGGGTGATATTGCTGTTAATATCGCTAGTGGGATGAATTCCCCGATGCGTAGAGCGTTGAATGATTCGATACGTATAGCTAGAACAGAAGGGCATAGAGTTCAGCAACAAGGGTTTTTGGATGCTGGATTCGAAGCAATCAAGAACGGTGCTGATGTTCTCAAACAATGGGATGCGACACTTGATGGAAGGACAAGAGATGCACATCGAGAGGTTGACGGAACAATCATCAAGTGGGATGAAGAATTCGATGTTGGGGGTGAGAAGATGGAAGCCCCATCCGTTGGTGGCTCGGCTCGTAACGTATGCAACTGTAGATGTTGCCTATTGCAACGTGCAAAATGGGCATTAGATGAAGATGAACTTGAAACACTTCAAGAACGTGCGGATTATTTCGAACTTGATAAATCTGAACAGTTCAACACATTTCGCAAGAATTACTTGAAGAATGTTAAAGTTGAAAATAAACCAAATGATTATTCCCACATGATTAAACTGAATGAATCTTTGGGTTCTAATAAAGACGAGTTTCATAAACTATTAAACAATTGTGATAATGATGATATAATCGAAATATACAAAACTCGTTCCGAAGATGTATCAAAATATAAGTACATAAAAGGTAGAGGGGTGTATGATCACGAATGGAATAACATCACTTGGTGTGCCGACGATACTGGAGGTAATAAATTTTTTACACTAACACATGAATTCGGTCATTTCATGGATTATAATTTGTCATCAAAGGTTAAACATTCATATGCAGATAAATTTGATAATAAATCGGTTTCATTTGCTGATTTTGTTTTCAAAAAGGTTTTGTCAAGTTCGGATGAGTTTATGGGTGCTATGAAGAAAGACAAAGAACTTTTAGAATCTATAGGTTTTGAGGAACTTAAAAAACGATTAAAGGATGATGATTTAAGCGGTGGTGTTCAAGATTTCGTTGATGGTGCGTTTGTTGGTGGAAGAAATAGAATTTATTGGGGTCATGGTGAGAGTTATTATAATATGCTATATGATAGGTTGGAAGCTAGCAGAAAAATGACTGGAACAGACCACGCAAAAGAGTTTTTGGCTGTAACTGGGATAAAAACCAAAAAGGAATTTAAGGGATATTGTAGAGATGTTATGACAGCTAGAGAATTGTGGGCGAATATAGCATCGGCAGAAACTTGTAATGATAAATCGTTGGATTATATCAAAGAGTATGCACCAAATTCATATAAAGCCTTTAGGGAAATCATCAAAGGGGTGAAATAATATGACTGAATTTGAAAAATTGAATCAAGATTATTTAGAGATGTTTGATGATTCTTTTCCAACATTCCCGTTTATGGGGGAGAGTGAAGAAAACATTATCAAAATAATTAAGCGATGTTTGAATGAGGGTAAAGATGTGTATGATCTCGGAATCCTCAATTTAGACGTATTATATTAAATAATTAATTTAGGCAACGGGAACGCTCGAAAGAGCGTTCTTTTTGTATATAAAAATTCGTGTGGGAACACGTAAAACATCTATCCGCATTAACGTGACGTAACACGTAAAAATTGTAAAGTGAAAGGATTTAAAACTATGACACTATCAGAGATTTTGAAATCACTCGAGCTGAGTGATGAACAGATTCAAACAATTGAATCAGAGATGAAAGCGAACAAGATATTCACCACGAGTGAAGAAAACCTTGATATTCGCTACAACAAACTAAAGGGTGATTATGATGGTAACGCTCAGAAGCTAAAGGAAGCTAACAAGCTTATCGAAGATTTAAAGAAGGATACCACAGATAACTCTGAATTACAGAGTAAAATCACCACGTTTGAATCAACAATCGAGGGATTACAGAAGGAACTCGAACAAACAAAAGTTGAATCAGCTATAAAAGTTGCCCTACTCGATGCGAAGGCTGGGGATATCGACTATCTCACATACAAGCTGAAGGAAAAGGGGGAACTAAAACTTGATGAAAACGGTGAGGTTGCTGGACTATCCGATATGCTCGGAGAACTTAAAACACAGTACCCTAATCAGTTTGAATCAAGCACGAATCAGAAAACGGACGTTAAGAAACTACCCGATAATGATGGCGATAAAGGCGGTTCAATGACTAAAGAGGAATTCGATAAGCTGTCATATGCTAAGAGGTTAGAGCTATTTGAAAACAACAAAGAGTTGTATGACGAGATGACGAAGTAAAGGAAAGAGGAACAAATTATGGCAACAGGAACAACAAAGATTCAGAACCTAGTTAATCCACAGGTTATGGCTGATGCGGTAACAGCGAAGGTAAAACAGAAGATTGTGGCTACACCGTTTGCGAAGGTAGATGATACTCTAGTTGCAAATGCTGGAGATACTATCACAATACCAACATTCGAGTATATCGGAGATGCTGAAGATGTGGCTGAGGGTGTTGAGTGTGGAACTACTATTCTAACCGCTACAACTACAACAGCGAAGGTTAAGAAGGTAATGAAGGCTATCGAGCTAACTGATGAAGCTATTCTATCGGGTTATGGTAACCCCGTAGGAGAGGGAACATCACAGCTTGGAAAGTCCATAGCATCTAAGGTTGATGCTGATGTTATCGAGTGTGCAAAGGGTGCACAGCTAAAATATACAGCTGGTGCAACTGCGATCATCGGTTACGCAAGCATCGTTAATGCTATCGACCTATTCGATGAGGAAGTAATTAGCGACAAAGTAATGTTCGTATCACCTAAGCAGATTACACAGCTTAGACTTGATAAGGATTTCATTTCTGCTGACAAGTACAACAACGAGGTAATGATGCGTGGTGAAATCGGCATGATTGGAAGTGCTAGAATCGTACCTTCAAGAAAGATTAAGGCTGTTGCTGGTGTGTATAACTGCCCTATCCTAAAGGTTACTGAGGATAAGGAATCAGAGGACGAAGCACCAGCAGTTACAATCTTCATGAAGCGTGATGTGAACGTTGAAACTGAAAGAAGGTCACTAGCTAGAAAGACTGATATTTCAGCAGATGAGATTTACACGGTAGCAATCACTAATCAGTCAAAGGTAGTTGTTGCACAGTTCAAAGACAAGTAGAGGTTAAATCATGATAGTTTCTATTGAAGAAATGACAAGGCTATATCCAAATGTTAATACTGATAGTTTACAAATGAAACTCGATAGTATTGAGCAGTTAATTCGCAAATACACTAATAATAATTTCCAAAATAGGAACATCAGATTTATAGCATCTAGCGAGAATGATACATTGAACGGTTCGTCACCTTTTATCAAAGAAGGTGACACCGTTCAAATTACTAATTCCGCAGTGAACGATGGATTGTACACCGTCACTACAATTAGTGATGGTAAAACAATCGTTGATAAGTCTATTTTTAGTGTAAATCATAACGTTGTCACGAAGGTTGAATATCCAGCTTCAATCAAGCAAGGTGTAATTAACTTAATGGCGTGGGAGATGAACAATCGTTCGAAGATTGGTATCAAGTCGGAAACGTTATCCCGTCATTCGGTTACATATTTTGACCTCGATAAGGATAATCAAATAATGGGTTATCCCGTATCGTTGCTTGGTTTCTTAAAACCGTATATGAAAGCGAGGTTTTAAATGATTGGTGGTAATGTTGAATTAACCGTTTACAACAAGCTGAGTTATGACAAGAACGAAATCGGAGAGGTTGAACCGTCTAATTCAGAGGGCGAAAAAATCATGGGTTTCCTTGATTACATTAGCGGTTCGGCTGATTTATCGAAGTTTCATGCAAAGGTTGAAGAATCAACACATGTGTTCATATGTGATTATGCTGATAATGTGTGGATGTTCAACAGTGCGGTAACTAAATGTAATGTGAGTGGATATGGTGAGTTTCAAATACTACTAGTTGATGACCCTATGGGATTACATCAACATATTGAAGTTTATTTGAAGTATATAGGAGATTTGCACAGTGTCATGTAAGTTTGAAGATTATTCATTCAAGGTCAAAGATGCGTTGAAGGATACATCAATAGGATTCCTCGAGGAAGCTGGGGGAGAACTCGAATCACAAGTCAAAAGAAATACCCGTGTTGATACGGGTCAGACTAAAGGTTCATGGCAACACGTGACCGATGAGAGTGGTCTTGAATGCTCGATTGGTTCGAACCTTGAAAATGCTATATGGGAAGAATTCGGAACGGGTATGTATGCGGTTAAGGGTAATGGCAGAAAATCCCCATGGATGTATAAGGATTCCCACGGACAATGGCATAAAACGAGGGGTAAAAAACCTACTAGAGCATTTCATAAAGCTTATGTGAGCATGAAAAATAAGATTCAGAGGATGGCTGAAAAGGCTTTTGGAGATTTAAAATGACGGGTGATGCACTAGGATATATTAATCGGTGTATGGAAAAAATCCGAATATTATATCAATATCTCTATTGGAGTAAAGATTTAAACAACAACTTTTGGGTTGGCGAATATATCGAATCTGAAACAATGGATGAAGATGGTAAACTTCAGAGCGTATTTATTCTAACGGGAACTAGTACAAGTTCAATGATTAGTTTAGAAACCGAAAAAGAAAAGATACGTTCATATTTTGGTAAATACGGTAAAACCGATATATTGCCGAATGGTTCGGGTATAGCGGTATCATACGCTAGTTCAGTTCCAATCAGAACTGATGAAGAAGGTATTTATAGATTGCAAGTTAATCTTAATGTTACAGAATGGAGAGATGAATAATGAAGGAAGGTTACACAGGCACAACAGCGGATACACCTAAATCAATAATGTTTGGTGCTGGAACTATCCACAAGGGGTTAAAGTACGCTGGCGGTAAGTGGAATTTTGCAGAATCTTGTATCGGTGCTACACAGAAGGGTTCTAAACTCAATATTGAACCCGATAGGCACACAATCGAAGTTGATGGTGCGTTAGTTGCTGTTAAGGGACTTAACATCAAGACGGGTGAGAAAGCTTCAATGGAAATCAATCTAGTTGAAGTTAAGAAGGATATGATCAAGTCAGCATTAATTGGTAAGGAAGGAACATCACAGGATAATACCTATGATTTGATTGAATCCAAACCAAGAATTGAAGCGAATGATTATTTTGAGAACATCGCTTTTGTTGGTAAGAATCTTGAGGGCAAGAACATCATTGTTATACTCGATAACGCACTATGCACTAGTGGATTCGAACTAGAGGGTAAGAATAAGGAAGAAGGGGTGTTGAAACTCAAATTTGAGTGCCATGCTGATTTAACATCTAGCCTTGATACACTACCTTATCACATTTATTATCCAAAAACGACTGCGTAGGTGACTAATGAAAGTTGAAATTTTAAGGGAATTCATGGATAAGTACACCAACGAAGATTATATCGTTGGTGATGTTATCGATATTGATGAGGAACGTTATAACGAGATTATGGATTATTCCGAATCGCTAATTAGAAAAGTTGAGGTGAAGAATGATGGCGATAGAGTTCAAACAGCTTAAATCAAGTGATATGTTTATCATGTTCAAGATAATCAACAAGATTGGCTTGAACGAGATTAAGAATCAGCTTGAACCAAAAACGATTGAAAAACTCGTAGACGGTTTCAAGGGTAAGGGAAAAGCGAAAGACAACGAATCATTGATATATTCTGTTGGTATCTCAGTAACAATTGAGATGGCTAACGTCATCATTGGTAACTTGCCGAAGTGTGAAGATGAGATTTACACACTTCTATCACGTGTTAGCGGTAAGAGTAAGAAAGAGATTTCTGAACTTGATATGGTGACGTTCACGGAATACATCGTTGAGTTTGTCAAAAAGGACGAATTCAAGGATTTTACAAAGGTTGCTTTAAAATTGTTCAACTAGATGAAATTCATTTTATGGACTTGGTATTCAGAGAATATTCAAGTCCATTTTCTTTATTGGACGAAATAATATCAAACGGAATGTTGAACGATTGGATTGATAGATTCTTGAAATCACACAAAGAATCGCTACAATGGGAAGTTTGGATTAACAAAATACATGAACAATCGTGGGCGGATTACCTCGCTGAATCTGAAGCGAATGAGGATTTGGTGAATGCATCATGGGGTGATACGGAGATTGAAGCAACTATATCGGATAATTTTGAAATGATGCAGAATTTCAAACCCGAATAAGGTGGTGAGATATTGGATTTATTTAAGCTTATTGGAAAAATCGTTATCAAAAACGAAGACGCCAACAAGGAGATTGACAAAACAACAAAAGAGGGTGAGAAGTCATCAGAGCGGTTTGAAAAGGCTTTTGGCAAGATTGGTGATTTTGCCAAAAAGATGGGTAAAGTCGCCCTTATAGGTCTTGGGATGGTCGCAACGGGTTTGATCGCTTTGAGTAAAAAGGCGATTGCTAGTTATGCGGAATATGAACAGCTTGTCGGGGGTGTTGAAACTCTATTCAAGGATTCAGCGGGAATAGTCAAGCGGTATGCGGATGAAGCATATAGAACTGCTGGGTTAAGTGCCAACGATTATATGAAAACCGTTACGGGGTTTAGTGCATCGCTATTACAATCACTTGATGGTGATACCAAAAAGGCAGCACAGAAGGCGAATATGGCGGTTATCGATATGGCAGATAATGCCAACAAGATGGGTACTGCGATAGGTGATATTCAGAACGCATATCAAGGGTTCGCAAAACAGAACTATACCATGCTCGACAACCTCAAACTTGGATATGGTGGAACTCGTGAAGAAATGCAGAGGTTATTACGAGATGCCGAAGCGATAAGCGGAATTCACTATGATATATCATCATATGCTGATGTTGTTGATGCTATTCACGTTATCCAAACAAAGATGGGTGTTACTGGTACAACTGCAAAAGAAGCATCTAGCACAATTCAAGGTTCAATCGGACAGATGAAGGGTGCATTTATTAACTTCTTAACTGGTATGGCAGACCCTTCACAGAATTTCGATAAACTTCTGAAGAACCTTGTTGACTCAGTAATAAACGTTACAAACCAATTAATACCTCGATTAGCTAAGATGTTACCTCGATTAGTTGAGGGCATATCACAGATTATAAGTAATCTTGCCCCACAACTACCAAGTATAATTGAGAAACTCATACCGCCTATATTGCAAGGTGCGATGATGGTTCTTCAAGCCATCTTACAAAATCTACCAGCAATTATCATGGCTATTGTGAGGTCGCTCGGTAAACTTCTCTTGAAGTTGGTTGAACCATTTAAGGGGTTAGGAAAACAATTTGTCGGTGAATTGAAACTAGCATTCGAGCAAGTCAAAAGTGCTGTTAGAACTGCAATAAATGCGGTTAAGAACGTATTTGTTGTTGGTTGGAATGCTATCAAGTCGGCTGTAATGATGATAGTTCGGGGTTACGTTCGTGCATTAGGTGCTGAACTCGGGTTCATTAAATCGGTTGTTACAACCGCACTAAACGGTGTGAAGCATGTATTTAGTACAGTATTTAACGGTGCATACAACATTGTTCGTAGTGCGATAGCTAAAATCAAGAGCGTGTTCAACTTTAGTTGGAAATTGCCGAAGTTGAAACTACCACACATCAAAATTAAGGGTAAATTTAGCTTATCCCCGCCAAGCACACCATCATTCGGTATCGATTGGTATAGAAAAGCGATGGATGGCGGTATGATCATGAACAAACCAACGATATTTGGTTATGATTCCGCAACAAATAATTTCATGGCTGGTGGTGAAGCTGGAAGTGAAACCGTTGTTGGTACAAATTCCCTAATGACAATGATTAAAAATGCAGTTTCGGAGAATAACAACGTTATTCTTGTGAGAATCCTCGAAATTCTCGAAAAAATCGATTCAACGTTAGTTGATAAGATGATAGAAGCGTTCAATTCTGTTAATTTCGTGGCTGATGATAGAGAATTAGGAAGGTTTATCAAGAAATATGCTAGATAAAATGACTTTTTGCAATTTCAAGCCGAATGTGCCAGCGTTCGGGAAGTCCAACAATACGATAGAGTTTGGAAATCAAACTCTATCGATTGATGGTAAAAATTATTGGTGTTTTTTAGATAAGAATGGAATCCGTGATTTCGCTTATGAGTTCGAATCTGATGTTGGAAAGAGGAATTTCAAAAGAAAAGGTGGAACAAAAACCGTTACTTGTAAAATGCACTCGGTTGATTGTGAAAGCATCAGAAACGAACTGAACAAATTGAGTTATCTCGTTGATAATCAGTTCGATATGATGAATTCATATTATCCAACATCATATTTGGTAATCGGTGAGTGTTATGCGGAAGTTAGATTGGTTGAGGTCAAATTTAGTGATTATTTACTAGATGATTATCACACTAAACTAGAATTCACGTTCTTATCTGATGATTGGGTTTGGTACAAAGATACGGTTATATCTTATGACCCGAATTTGTACGCAAATATTGAAGATTTTTGGAGAGATTACAACGGAAACGGTAAACGTGGTTACAACTATGGTTACGGTGGTAGCGGTGATTATGAATCAACTATACATCCTTCACTTGTTAACGTTGCCAACAATTCAACCGCCCATGTTGAGTTATATCTGTATGGATTGTTCGATAATCCGTATATCATGTTCAACGGTCTTAAAAAAGGTATAACGGGGCGATTAAGCGAAGGTGATTATATTCTTCTGAGTACAAGAAATAAGAGCGTTACACTCTTTAAATCTAACGGAAATCAAGAAAATATTTTTTCAAGAAGATTGAAAGATTCGTATTTTTCTGTATTCAGAAAATTAACTTTACCTTGTAATATCACAGTTCCAAGAGGTTTGAAATTCTCACTTGTGATAAGTGAAGAAAGGGGTTCACCACTATGGACTTAATATATACTGCGTGGGATTTTGCCAACAATGGGAATGACCCCATAGAATCGGGGGTTTTGAAGCGTGGAACATTCGATTGTGATATCGATGATGGTAATGATTTCTCATTCCTCAGTTCATATGATGTGGGTGATGACCCGTATTTACCGATGTTGATTGACCAATACATATTTCTCGAAGGAACTGAATATGGTGGTTTGGTTACCAATCGTAAGATTGATAAACAAGCTAGAACGATTGAATTATCGGGGTTAACATTTCGTGGATATCTTGATACTAAAATTGTAATAGTTCCAAGTGGTAGCGATTTCTATACTGTTAACGGTGATTTAAGGTCGATAATTCGGGATTTATTTCGTGATTGCTATATGCCAACTCATTGGATTGTTGATGATGTAAGTGATATCACAGTAAGTTATCAATTCGATAGATATTGTACATTGAGTAAGGCACTTAACGATTTGTGCGAAAAATATAAATTAAAGATGATGTTCCGTCATGAAAATGATGGTATTCACTTCTCGATTATCAAACTCGAAAATCTAACAAGAGAAGTTGAACTATCCAAAGAAGATTATGACCATATATCACTAACGATCACACAGAAGGGTGATTATCCAAACTTCATGATTGCACTTGGTAAGGGTGAATTACAAGCGAGAGAAGTTTTATATCTGAGTTCACTCGGTGGTGTAAATTTATCATCGAGAAGTGCGATATATGAAGGTGCTAGAGTTATCACGTATGAGAATACATCAAGTGATAATTTACTTACAGATGCAACGAATAAGTTCAATGAATTGATGGCTAATTTTGTTGCATCAGAATATGGAAGTTATATCACAACAGCGGAAATTAATTCATATGATGATTCAATCGAATTAGATATAGGTGATGTTGTAAATATATTCGAGCCTATATTTAGCGTCAGATTATCCGTTAAAATTACGGGCAAATTAATACGCAAGGTTAATCAAGATAAGGAAGTTATAACGTATAAATTCACAGAGGTACATAATGGCTAATGAAATCAAGTTAATTACTGGTGCTAGTGGCACAAGGCACATCACACCACAAGATGATGCATCACTCATTAGGGGTATTGTTGGTAATGGTGCGTATATACTGAACGATGTTCAGCTTGAAATTAGGTCGAACAACACGATTGTTATTCCAGCGTGTGACCTTGTAATTAATGGTAGGCACATCAGAATTACGAATCCGAAATCCGTTACAATCGAAAACGGTGCGGTTGGTAATTCAAGAACTGATACAATATACCTTCATTACACCAATACGGATGGTGTTGAGGATGTTGATATCAAAGTAAATAAGGGTGCTGGGGTATCGGGAAGGGTCGAGGATTTCGGAACATCATCCGTAAATCAATTCACACTTGCGACGGTTACACTTAACGGTATCAATATCACGGGTGTGAAGTTGAATCTGAACAAGATACCATTACAAGAGATTGCTGATAAATTGAAGGGTGGAGATGATAATGTTAAAACCAAATATATTACAAAAAGCGTTAACATTCGTAAGGGTTTAAACTCTCTAGGGGGTGTCGGGATAAGCACACCGAAAATATTATCCATCACGGGCACGGTTCATTATGCGAACTATGTGTTACCTCTATCATATCCGATGATAAATTACGGTTCGGGTGCGTACATCGAATGGGGTTTATCGGCAATAATGATTGGCGATGTGCTAACAATCGTATCGGGATCAGATTGGGCAAACTGTACGGTTGAGATTGCAATTACATATAGGAATTAGATGAGGGGTGAGATAGGTGGAAAAATACATGTGGATAGTGCCGATTTTTTCTACCCTATTAGGCGGTAGCGTAATGAGTTTTGTTCAATTCCTTATCACAAGGCATGACGAAAAGAAAAGACGCCTGATACCCGTAGAGAAGTTTGATAAACTCGTGTCGCTGACACTTGCACAAGTTCAAGCGAGGTTGGTATTAAATGGGGATACATTTTTACACAGAGGGTCAATCACAGCCAGAGAGCGTGCAATGTACTTTGATATTTATAATAAGTATCATTCACTGGGTGGAAATGGCTATGCGGAATCTACACATAAAGATGTTATGAATTTACCAATTAGTGATATTGGTGTTGATTTAAAAGGGGGAAGATATGAGAATTAACTGGAAAGTAAGATTTAAAAATGGTAAATGGGTAGCTATGTTCCTAGGTGCAGTAGTAACCACAGGATACATGATTTGTGATACATTAGGAATTAAAATCCCTATTCCTCAGACAGACGTTACAAAAATCATCACGGCTATTTTAGGACTTTTAGGGATGCTTGGAGTTATTACAGACCCTACTACAAATGGGTTTAATGATAGTGCAAGGGCTATGAGTTATGGAGTGCCAACAGATAAATTAAATACAACGGAAATCGAAAAGGGTTTGAGAAATGCGGAGGTGATAGACAATGGGGAACCGAGAACAAATTATTAATACGGCAATCAGATATAATGGGATGCCTTTTCAAGGAGGGTCCCATAAAACTCTAATTGACGAGTTCAACAAGCACCGCCCAGACGGTTGGGCAATGACTTATACGGCTAACTTCTGCGCTGCGTGTGCCTCTGCTATTGCTTATTTATGCGGGGTAGGTGATGTCTATCCATGCTCTGCTAATGTGGGCACAATCGTAGCTAAGGCTAAAAACATGGGCATATGGGTAGAGAACGATGCATATGTGCCTAGTGCTGGAGATTGGATTATTTACGCATGGAACGATTCGGGACGAGGTGACAATGTAACAGGAGCTAGTCATGTAGGTATTGTAGTATCTACTGGTGGAGGTTACATCAATGTGTTTGAGTTTAATATAGGAAATCGCCACAGTACAGGTTACCGAAAGATTGCGGTAAATGGTCGTTTTATAAGGGGGTTTGTCGTGCCGAATTTTCAGACTTATGGGTGGATACAAAATGAACATGGATGGTGGTTCAAAAATAAAGACGGTAGCTATCCCAAGAGCGCATGGCAACAGATTGATGGTGAGTGGTACTACTTCAACAGCGGTGGATATGCGGTTACAGGATGGCATCAGATAGAGGGTAAGTGGTATTATTTCAATTCGGGTTGCAAGATGCAGACAGGATGGATAAGCCTTAACGATCGTTGGTTCTACCTAGGTTCAGACGGTAGCCTATACACAAGTGGGGTACATGACATTAATGGAACAAATTATTATTTCGACAACGATGGAGTAATGGGAAAAGGGTGGATAGTAGTAGACGGCAATTGGCAGTACTTTAACTCGGACGGTAGCCGTGTTGATAAGGGTGTTGTTAAGGGTGATAGCGTGTACATCATCAAGGACGGGAAACTAATCACAAATGATGATGTTGAAGTACGAGCGAATGAACGAGGGGAAATCTCTGTTAAGTAAAGAGGGTGACACTTTCGGTTAGTCTACATTTCAATAACGAAAAAATCGGGGAAATAATCCCCGATTTTTTATTTGCTCAATTATTAGTTGTTCAACATAATTACTTACCGTTCTACCTTCAGATTTGGCGAGATCAAAAAAAAAAGGTGACATGGTGACGTTACAAAACACGTTTATAGATAATTAATATAACTTACTACTTAATATATCCCCTATAGTTATAAATTGATATTTACATGTCATCATGTCACACCTTAGTTAATTTTGTTACTAGTGTGTTACTAGTTTGTTACTAATATAGATGATTTCGGGGAAACGCAGACAAAGAAAAATCCCCAAATTCCAACGGAATCGGGGATTTATAAGCCTTATGAAATTAACGCTTCGAGAACTTCAAATATGCATTTATCAAGGGTAAATCGTAATTTGTTACTAATAAGTTACTTAATTTAACGTATTTATTGCATCTAGTTTTGATTGTAATGTGATATGTGTATATACAGATTCAGTTACACCGTTACCAGCATGACCAACAATTGATTTAATTATACGTTCATCAATCTGATTATTGGCTAATCTTGATATAAGGGTGTGACGTGCATCATGTGGTTTATGGTTCATTCTGAATCGTTCCATGATGGATTTCCAATATATGCGGTAATAGTTGGAGTATTCGAATTTATTTAATTTACTATTACATATAAGGTAATCGGAATTTTTACCAAACCAATGATTTATTATTGGTTTGATCACATCAGCAATCGGAACTTGACGGATTCCCGATTCGGTTTTCGATTTAGTCACATTGAAATACGATTCATCAAGATTAACATCTTCTTTCCTCAGTTCGAGAAGTTCACCAATTCTCACACCTGTATATAATAGTATTAATATAATCATTACACACTCATCATCAGAATTATCCCATAAAGTTTTAATTTCCCTATCTGTGAATGGTGTTCTATCATATCCGTTCGGGTTTGATTTACCGATATCAAGATACCTTATCATATCCCGTTTATCCTTGGTCGCTAGTTCATTTATAACCGCATAATCATACATCAAACCGAACATAATTTTGAACTTCTTTAATGTTGGTGTGTTCTTATTTGATGTATCAATGATACGTTGTAGGTGCATCAATTTAACATCATTAATGTTCATATGTTTGATTGATTCGCATAATTTCCAAGACGCTTTGACACCGTTTATATTGGATTTTGAAACCTTTTCAAAATGTTTAGATGACCATAAATTATACAGTTCTTCAAGTGTAAAAGCTTGAATTTCCAACGGGTTTTCATTATAGCGTGATAAACCCTCAATCGCTTCTTTTTTAGTTGGATAATATCCAACGAATTTATAAATCGGATACGATTTCTTATTTTCAAAATCATCGTTCCATCCTATGGTTTTCCTAGCACACCACGGATTACGACGTTTACCGCTCAGTTTATAGACTGAACCGAATCCATTAGGTAATCTCATAAATATTCACATCCTTTTGTAAAATTTGAGTACACAAAACATTCAGATGTGATATAATATATATGGATACCACATCCAAAACCGATTGAAAATCTTTTATTCCTAAAACCGTGTTGACCAACTCAGCACGGTTTTTTCTTTAGTTTGTTCAAGATGTGGTGACCATTTGGTGACCATTTTTTTACAATCTTGAACACCTTCAACATTAGTAAATTCAACACTTACAAAAATTTTGTTCAAGATGTTCAACATTTTCCCCTATATTTATATATTTTTGATTTTTGTAATATATAAACTTTTTTAAAATTATTCAGAAATAAGGAAAAATGTTGAACATCTTGAACAATAACACTCAACACTAGTAAAATCAACCGTTACGGCTGTTCAAGATTGCTCAAAAACCGTCACCACATCTTGAACAAATGGTCACCACATTGTTATT